AAAGCGTATTAAGCAAAGCGCTACAATTAGTATTAAATGAACAAGTTGTGGTGTACGGTAATAAAACGGTAGTCTTTTAACGTCGTTATTTATCGGTCATATACTACAAAAAAGCGCCCAAGTAAGACTTTACATAAGCAGTTCAGCCTTACTTGAGTGTTAGTCGTACATTGCGGAACATGGATGTTGCAGTTACTTAGTTTAAGCGAGTAACACGCTTTGAACTAGTCAAAGATAATCGTTAGGATTGTTTAATGTTATCAATGGTATGCTGTCGTAATTCCTGTCGCTATTGTATCTATTTGGTGTTGAAGGACGATACGCTATTTAAACAATATGAGTCATAGCGTAAGGTCAATTTTAGGGAGAAATATTGAGATCCTTGACCGCGCTAAGTTAAACCACTTCCTATGCCGATTGAAAATATTAAATAGGGCCCACCATGCTACACAAAGCTGACTTATTCTTAAAACCATCTGAATTGCCTAAAACAGCCAAACTGCGTTGGGGTATTTTTAATGGCTGTATAGGGTCTAGTTAAATGAACACTGGGTAATGTTAGGGATCAAATTGGATCCTAGTGGATTAAACGGGATCGTAATGTTGATTGGATCTAGATACAGCGCGGGGCTCAAGGTTTTTATAACTTGGGCCCCTTGTTCATTTTAAGCATTCCGTAATCTTAGCAGGTTTGAGCAGTCCTTTTTAAAAACGTAGATTTAGCCTAGTAAATTGAGCAGTGGCGAATTGTGTTGGAAGTCAGTTTAAAACCTGTTTAAACCTTTAAATTAGTCGCCTATGTCTTTGGCTATGTGTACCACTTGGCCAACTACTTCAAACTGATGCTGTTCCTGTTTAGGAACATCTAACGCACTGTAAAAACTATTATCACTTATCAAGCGCCAGGTTCCCAACATGCTCTGGTACCGCTTAACAAATAGCTCCTCACCGTTTCTGAAAATATAGATATGACCGTCTGCTGGAATATTGCGGCCTAAGTGAACCACTAGCGTATCGTTGCTATGGATGGTTGGTTCCATGCTATCGCCTTTCGCCCACACAATAGCTAACTCAGACTCATTGAAGCCTCTAAACTTCAACCACTTACGCCTAAATGCTAAGTACCTGCTCGGTTTTAGTTGATCAGAATTTAAAGCACCATGCCCCGCTGATACTTGAATTCTATATCCTGGTATTAGTGCAAAATCTTCTATATCTAGGCCCGTACTATATAAAGTCTTTACCTCTTTGATTTCATCGCCTTTACCAGTAGCTAACCATTCTATTGATACTCCTGTTTTTTCAGCAAGGGTAATCAAATTATCTAACGTTGGTAAGCTAACGCCAGATAGATAATTGTGCAAAGTACTGTATGAAATACCTATTTCTTTAGAGAAAGCTCGTCCGCTTTTATTACCTAATACCGTCCCAAGTCTTTCTGAAAAAGAAGATCCTTTTGCATGTTCCACAAAAGGATCCAAGTTCCCTTTATGGTTTTCATGTTCCTTTTCATCGTAAGTCATTGTTTGTTTCTGCCTTTTAAAAGTTTAAACATAGGAACACTGTGATTCAAAAAGGAACATAAATCTATTGACCTGTTCCTATTGTTGATCAATACTGTTCCTAGATTAACTAAGTTAGTTAGTTTAGATAGTTAACTAACTGCCAATCATTACAGAAAATGAGAGGAATGGGAATGGAACGCACAGATTTACATCGAGCAGATATTATTGCTGCATTAAAAAAGAAGGGGCTTTCCATGAGCGCGCTAAGCCGTAAAAACGGGCTTGCTTCTACAACTCTTGCAAATGCTCTAGAGAGACCATGGCCGAAGGGGGAAAGAATTATAGCCAATGCCATTGGTTTGACTCCTGCTGAAGTATGGCCAAGCCGCTATGCAGAATTACCGAAAGCGGGGTAACCATATGGAATGGTTTGTTGTTAGCGAGCTTATTGGACTTTGTGGTTTACCAACTACAGAGCGAGGTATTCGCAAGTTAGTTGAAAACTTAGCTGCATCCAGTTGCATGGAAAGAAGGAAACGTCAAGGCACCAAGGCTTTTGAATATCACATCAGCATCTTGCCAGTATCTGTCCAAACAGCCTTATACAAGCGTAAAGGGCAAATCAAAGTTGGCGATCAGTTACTTAAATTGCCAAAGAAAAAATCACAATCAGATGCCTATTGCCGTGAAGCACTTTGGGCACGTTGGAGTAAAAACAACAACGAAGCTAAAGCCAAGGCGGAGCAAGCCTTGCGTGCGGTGCAGGCTGTGTTTGCTCTCAAGCGTAATGGCATTAAATTGATGGATGCTTATGACTCTGTATGTGACGAATATGACGTTGCACTTAGCACGCTGCGCCGTCATTGCGCTATGGTCAAAGGGATTGATGAAGCCGATTGGGCACCTGCATTACTACCTAAACACTTTGAAGCCTCCCAGGCTAAGAAGAAAAACCAGTTTGCCTTTGTTACGCCAGATGCGTGGGAATCATTCAAGGCCGATTATCTCAGCCTAGAACAACCTGCAATGACGGTGTGTTTTGAGCGATTACTGGATAACGCCAAAGGTAAAGACTGGGTTGTTCCTAGTTTAAAAAGCCTTGCACGACGTATGGCACATGAAATACCTGCACAGCAATTAGTGCTACTGCGTGAAGGTGAACATGCCTTACACCAACTTTACCCGCCACAAGAACGCACAGTTGAAGGCTTGCACGCACTTGAATGGATCAACGGTGACGGCTATCAACACAACGTATTTGTTAAGTGGTTTAACGGTGAAATCCTCCGTCCAAAAACATGGTTTTGGCAAGATATCTATAGCCGCAAAATTATCGGTTGGCGTTGTGATATCAGCGAAAACACCGACAGCATTCGCTTGTCATTAATGGACGTGTGCGAAAAATATGGCGTGCCAAAAGAAATCACCATAGATAACACCCGCGCCGCTGCCAACAAATGGATGACCGGAGGTGTCGCTAACCGCTACCGCTTTAAAGTCAAAGAAGATGATCCATTAGGCATCATCCCGATGATGGGTATCAAGCTGCATTGGTCGAGTGTGATCCTTGGTAAAGGCCACGGCCAAGCTAAACCGATAGAGAGGGCTTTTGGTGTAGGTGGTCTTGAAGAGTACATAGACAAACATCCGTTATGTCGTGGTGCCTACACAGGTCCAAATCCTATGGCAAAGCCTGATAACTACGGCAGCAAAGCCATAGAAGCAGAAGACTTTTTAAACGCCATTGCTAAAGGCGTTGAGATGTATAACGCCAAAACCAACCGCAATACAGAAATCTGTAAAGGTTTTATGAGCTTTGACCAAGCATTTAATGCCAGCTATGAAAGCGCCGAAATACGTAAAGCTACAACAGCTCAATTGCAACTGATGATGTTGCAAGCCGAAGCGGTACGCGTATCTAAGCACGGCACCATCGTGCTCGATGCTGGCGGAAGTTTAAAAGGTCGCAAGAATCGTTACTTCAATGAAACGATGATGAACTATGTCGGCCAAAAACTGGTTGCCAGATTTGACCCGTTAAAGCTGCATGATTCGTTAGAAATTTATGCCCTTAACGGGGTGCATATTTGCAGTGCTGAATGTCTTGAAAAATCAGGATATGGCGACACTCAGGCCGCACGAGAAACCAAACGTAAACGCACTCAGTTTACCAAAGCAGAAAAAATCGCAGCAGAAGCGAAGATCAGCATAGACCAAATGGAACTGGCCGCAATGATGCGCCCTGTTGAAGAAGAGATCATCCCTGAAACTAAAGTGGTCATGATGATGCGCCCGACCTCAATAGGTAACACCGCTGCCGCCATTGCCTACGACCACGAACAAGACACTGATCACCAAGCAGAGTGCGCCGCTAACTTTAGCGAAAGCGTTGCCTACCTGCGTGAGCTGAAAAGTAAAAACCGACTTTAAACCCAAGTTAAAAGAGGACTGATAATGACCAATATATTAAGCCTGCCGAAGGCAGAAATGAGAGCAACAGATGTACTGATGCGAGTAAGTACTTTGATAGATGCCAAGCGCGTGAGTTCTTCACAGATTGCAAAAGAAATCAGCGTATCACCATCAACCTTGAGCCAAGTATTGAACGGTTTATATAAAGCTGATCCGGTGAAAATTGTTGAGAAGTTAGAGAACTGGCTGCGCCTGCGCGAACAACGTGATGCCAACCCCAGTGTTGACCCTGGCTTTGTGATGACCGTTACCGCCAAACAAATAATGGATGACTTGTCTTATGCGCAAATTACCGAATCTATCGTGGTGCTTTACGGTGCCTCTGGTGTAGGTAAAACCAAAACATTAGATGAATACCAACGCACCAATAACAACGTGTGGAAAGTCACTGCTAGTCCAAGCCGTTCAAGCCTGACTGAGTGCTTATATGAGATAGCCATGGAACTGGGCATGGACGATGCGCCACGCCGCAAGGGGCCGCTTAGTCGGGTTATTCGTCAACGCCTTAAGGGAAGTGAAGGCTTAGTGATTATTGATGAAGCCGATCACCTTGATTACCCAACGCTGGAGGAGTTGCGCATTTTGCAAGAAGAAACAGGCATAGGAATGGCACTTGTGGGTAACAACAAGGTTTACACCCAATTAACCGGTGGACGCCGTAACGAAGACTTTGCTCGCCTATTCTCGCGCATTGCCAAAAAGCGCGGCATCCATAAAACCAAAGTGGCTGATGTTCGTGCCATTAGCGAGGCATGGAACATTGGCGGTGGCAGTGAAATGAGTTTGATGATCCAAATTAGTGAACGCCCAGGTGGCCTGCGTCTATTAAGTAAAACCTTAAAGCTTGCGGCCATGTTTGCCAAAGGGGCTTTGATAACTGAGCAATTGCTGCGCACTGCATTTGCTGAACTAGAAACTAACGAGTGAGGTGAGTGATGGGTTCAATTAGTTTTGTTCAACAACCGACATTAGATACATGTACATCGGCCTGTTTATCAATGATTACAGGAGTCGATGTTAGCGATGTAATTCGTGATTTTCACGATGATTGGAAGAGCCTTAAATCAAATCCATCTGAGTTTTTATCTCATCAAGGTATTAGACATGTTGTTAATAAAGATGTGTTTTCTCACATATTGAATTATGGGTTTGCTTACTTATTAACGGTTCCTTCATTGAATCTAGAAGGCGGATTACATCACATAATTTTAGATTTATCTGATGATCTAGAAAAGGTATATGACCCAAACCAAGGGAAAGAAGGTAAGCGCTATTACGTTGGTTGGTCGATGGAAAATGTTAATGAATTTGAGGTGAAACTTCATTCGTGGATGGTTGATATCAAATTTGAAATTAAAGGAATTTAGTGATGGAAACAGTAAACAAGATTGAAGAGAAAGTGCTTGCAGTCATCAAGGGTAAGCCAGTTGAAGCAGACCGCTTTATCACTAATCGCCAAGGTGAAAAATTTGAGTTTGATCGCGTGGCTGCCAATACCCGCGGCGGGTTCTGCTTAGACCAGATGCGCGAAGACGAAGTGATTCTTTCGCCAGGGCTGATCTACCGTGAAATGAAGGCGGTGTGACATGGCTTTCGAAGGAAAGGTTATGTGTGATGCCAACGACTGTAATCACGAGATTTACTTAGATAGCTCATATGCAGAAGACGCAGAAAATAACTATCACAACCTGACTTTAGCAGGTTGGTTAATTGATTTTGAAGATGGTGATTACTGCCCTAAATGCGCCCCGATTGTTAAAGCTGAAATGGAGCAAGACTGATGAAAACTCAACTCGAAAAACAAGCGCAAGCACTCACCGCTGTTGGTCGTTTAAAGCTGCATGGTTGCACAGTGATCAGCATTAATAACCAGCACTTAACGCCTGTTATCGACATTGATAAACCGCCGTTCAAACTGCGCTCAAAGGCGACTCATATTACCGAAGTACTGCACGGAGTAGTTAATCAAATATGTGTTGCCAGTTACAGCGGGTGCCTAGTGCGCTGGGTAGATGATGGCCTGGATATCTCTCAGCAGATTTGCCAATCACTAAACCCTTATTCACCTGAGTTAATCAGCGTGTGGCCGAAGAATTTTTAAAAGGAACTGCTATGAAAAAGGCATGTATCACTATCACCCTGACCACATTAAGTGGGCCAAAAATGGAAGTTAAGTGTGGCGTTACTAATGGTAAATCAGCCCGACTTAATGAAATAGCACAACACGTATCGAATGAACTACCAGCAGCCGTAGCGAGTGCCTTAGCGAGCTACGTTGAACAATATAAAAAGGAACTAATAGATGAACGCCACTAACTCAACCGCCCCACAGGGCTTCCGCTTAAATGCACTCGGCCATGCGGTACCAGAAAGCCAAGTGAAAGACATCGACAAATTGCGTGATGAAGTCGTGCTAAAAATCGTCATAGCTGCCAAAGAAATGCAAGGCCACATGGCGACCTACAAAGCGACTTCAATGCGAGAAGTTGCCGACTTTATCGACCTCAGCGCCAGCGAGTTTGGCGTTAAGTATGGCGGTACTAAGGGCAATGTCTCGCTGGTGTCATTTGACGGTAAATACAAGGTGCAACGCAGCATAGGCGAACACCGTGTTTTTGATGAACGGATCCAAGCAGCCAAAGCCAAGATTGATGAATGCATTCAGCGTTGGTCAGTTGGTTCAAACGACCATATCAAAGCCTTAGTTGAGCTGTCATTCAAGGTGAATAAACAGGGTTGTATCGACATTAACCAAGTGCTGAGCCTGCGCCAATTGAACATAGATGACGCAGATTGGCGTGAGGCAATGGATGCCATAGCTGACTCAATCCAAGTCATGGGAAGTACGCCTTACCTGCGCGTTTATGAACGCCAAGACGATGGCACCTTCAAGCAAATTGCGCTCGATATCGCCAAGCTGTAGCCGTGCGCCATGTTGCTACTGACCCGATATGGAGAAGTGAACGTCAGTCGTCATGCAGTGCAACGGTGGCGACAAAGAACGGGCCGCAACCTACCGCAAATGGTTGCGGCAATTGCCACCGCTCAGCGGCCGACTAAACAACAGCTGCGGCGGATAAGGAAGCGTTCAGGCTGGCAACCCAAACGGATATTGGAATGCGAGTGTGCCTACTTTCTTATCACTAACCACAACATTGTCACCGTGTATGACAAAACGCGAAGGATTGAAACCGATGTTTAATGAACTAAAAAGACTGTTCACCACAGCCCTAAGTCTGAGCGAACTAGAGCGTGAAATCGCAATGGCCGAAGCAGTAGCCGAGAGTGAACGCACAGGAACGGCATTCCCAGATTCGACTTTTGAGGATGGCTATATCGCCGCACTTAACTTTGTAATGGGCCGTGAAGGTTCCAATGTGCGTGAAGAGTTTGAAGCTTTGGCGGGTGAACATGGGCAAACGACATAACGACATCATTAACAGCATTATGTTTTACGGCAGGCTTAATAAAGAACAAGCCGAAGACTGGGCCGTTAAAGAATTTGGTAGTGACTGGCGCAGCCGTAAAGCGACTAAATCGAAACGGATCATATTGAAAGAATCAAACGATAAGGAAGATGACGATGAGTAAACCACAAGCCAAGAAAGCACATGCTATCAGTAAAGAACAGTGGCAACAGATTGAAAATGAAATGTCGGGTAGTTGGGTAAACATCGCCTTTAGCTATAAAGGCTATGAATTAACTATTCAGCGTGAACGTAAAAATGAATCGACTACCTGCTTATCGGTTTACATTGATGGGTTAATCAAAGGGGCGTGGTTTGGACAAGTTAAAAACCTGCCTGAAGATGCCCCCAGCATTTTAGCGCAGGTATGGGCGACAAAATCTATGGCCAAATATAAGCCCAAGATGATTTCACACATCATAAAAATTTACGGTAAACGTGATGCTAAAAAAGAGTATCCAGACTTGCATGGACGACTTGAATTTGTAACCCCCTACTTTTCAAAAGCATCAGTGCTTTGCCGTCAATTTAAAAAGCTTGACGGGTTGGAATTGATTAAAGCGGATTGCCTTACCAACACAGCCATTCTCAGCCAACAAGAGCAGAGTTGATTAAGCGAAACAAGCAAGGCGCAGTTTGCACCTTGCTTGTCTGTTCGGCGTGGTAGCCGAGCACTGATGAGCAGCCAAGGGGAAAGTAATTATGTTCGGTGAATACACGCCATTAATGAAACCAATGTTAATCCAGCGCCGCTTGGCAACGGGAAAGGCAATCATTGATAACGAGTTTGGCCTGCAGAAATTATGCCCTCGCTGCCAAGAGTTTTGGCCGCAAGATACCTTATTTTGGTCGCCATCTGCACGTGAGGCTGACGGTCTACAGTGTCGCTGTAAGGCATGCCAAGCCGAGCATCGTCAAGAGCGAAATTAAAGCCGCAACGCGGCTTAGGAGAAGAATATGTGTGATTATGAAGGGCGTGAATTTGGCGCGTTCTATTTAGACTCTGTTTGTATTAATGGTTACTTGTGGGATATGGATAGTGGTGGCGCTAATGATGATGGGGGTATTTATTTAGATATTGGTGGTGACATTCCTTGCCCGAAATGTAACTTAAAAGGTTGGGTTAAATATTTGTCTAATGAATATTTAAATGATGGATATGAATCGGTTGTTCATCCTCTGACCACTAAAATGGTTAAAAATGTCATGGCAAAAATACCATCAAACCATAGAAGAATAGCGATAAGATATTGGCGTCAAGGTCGAACAGAAGCGATCAAAGAAGCTAAGCTGCTGGGATAAGGAGTTAACCATGTCTAACGCCCTCAAGCTAGTCCAAATCGGTAAACGAGATCTGCACTTGGATGATGATATGTACCGCAATCTATTGGAGCTGATAACAGGTAAACGCAGTGCCAAGGGGCTGAGTGAAAACCAGTTGAATGCGGTAGTGACTGAGATGAAACGCCGTGGCTTTAAACCCAAGTCTAGCAAGCCCCAAGCTAGGGCGGCTGAGGTGGCGAAGATCCGCGCCATCTGGCTCACCATGTTTGACCAGGGCTTTGTGCGCAGTAAAACCGAGGTAGCGTTAAATACCTACGTTAAACGTATGACCAAAACCAGTAACGGCCAAGGCATTGACCGCATTGAATGGTTAAAGTCAGCACAGGCTGTGATGGTATTAGAGGCGTTAAAGAAGTGGCATTGGCGCTGTATGGCTGATGCAATCATCGCCCGTGGTGGCCGCGTTCCGCTCAATGATAAATTGACAGACAAGGCAGGCTATGAAAAGTTAGCTGGCTATTATAGTGAGTTTTACGCTAAGCCTTAATCTCAGAATAAGCCAATCCCATGACCATGGGATCATCTGTGCCTTATACTAAACACACCTCGCCATGCGGGGTGTGTTTCTATCTATCTGTTGATAGCACAAAGGTGGCGGCGATGACTCAATCAACAAATCATATACATAATGCAGCGAACGAAGAGAACGGCGACTTTTTTGGTTATGACAATGTCAGTCTTGATGATGTTGAGCGCATAGCCGATGATGAAGAGTCACAGCGATGGCCTGAAGCAATGCGGCAAATGTATGCCATGTTTAAGCATGAGCTGGAAACTCACGACGCTGATACTCGAATCGCTATCGCCTTGTTGAATCGTATCTGTCGTGAGTTCGGTGGCGTGCAGCTGTACTTGCCCCGTGGCCGTCAGCTAGAATCTGAGATCATGAATCTGTCTATTTGGCATGAGTTTAAGGGCGATAATGTTGAGGAGTTATCGCGAAAGTACGACAAGAGTATGCAGCATATTTATCGGGTTATTGCTAAGATGCGCAAGCGTGATACCAAGAATAGACAACCGGAATTGTTTTAAGGGAAAGGATTATGAAGAAGTTATTGTTATTGGTTGCGTGCATTGCGCCACTATGTATTTCCGCTAAAGAGCTTCCACCACAGGAAGATATAATGGCAAGATTAGACCTGTCTGGAATTACTAAACACAATGAATGGAAAAGCATCGGCAATGGTTTCCAGCAAAATGTGAAAAGCGGTATTTTATTTGTATCTGCGGATAGTGTGTCATCTATGATGACCATTTCAAATAATGAAGACGAGATAACTGATTCATTTGCTTATGCAGGAATGCATTGCGCAGCATCATCAATTATTGCCATTGATATGGCTCAAAATAAAAATCTGGTAAATAATATGATGCAAAGTTTTTCTGATTCACTTAAAACATATCAGAACAAAAATAACACTATGGTATGGGGTTATAACTTTGAGACTGAATTAATAAAAACAGATAAAGGCATAATTGCCAACTGCGTATTAAAGTAAACAGAACAACCCGCGTTAATTAATCCCCCCTCTCTATAAAAAGCACAATCAGATTATATTTTATTAATCGGTTGTGCTTTTATGCTTTCTGGCTCTCCTACTTTTTCATTTTCAACCAAAGGCTATACCGCTGAGTTTTGCCATGCAGTTCGCTTTGTGCTGATTGAAGAAGGCGCACTGTATGCAGATGGTTCGCCTAAACCAAACCTTGGTTATATTCATGACCCCAAAGACGCTGGCGGTGAAACCAAGGGCGGCATTAGTAAACGTGCATTCCCTAGTATTGATATTGCCTCTCTCACGTTAGATAGCATCGTTAACCTGTATTACAGTCGCTATTGGAAACCTGCTTATTGCCTAGAATGGTCGGGTGCTGTGGCCTTGTATACGTTTGATGCCGCAGTACAGCATGGGGTAACGAATGCGTTATTGATGCTGCAAGAAATAGTCGGCACTAAGGCTGATGGCAAGATAGGCCCAGCCTCCCGGGCTGCTATTCATGGTTGTGATGTTGAATATCTGTGTGCCCGTTATGGCCTGCGCCGCGCCCGTTTTTATGCCCGTATTCTGTTAAAAAACACCTCACAAGGTCGCTTCATTGAAGGCTGGCATAACCGCCTAGTCAACCTGACCAATGCTGCATGGGGGCTTCAGTAATGGGTAAGAACTGGGACTACTCAAAAGCTAAGGGGCGCGAAATGCGCCTTAATGCTGAACTCAATTTTAAACAACTTGGTACACCAGTACCGATTAAGCCCCCGCTATTTAGCCATTGCGGCACGATGCAATCTTACTTTGAACGTGCTTGGAATGGCGTTAACCAATGTGATATTCGCATCCATTTAAATCAATCCAATCTTGGTCAATCCCAAGTGCCAAGTGTTACTGAACAATTATCACAACTCAGGAGTTTACTCGCATGTCACTCTCTCTAATTTTAGGCGCGGCAAAACTTGCCATGGAAGTTGGCCCTGCCGCTATCCGTGGTATTTCATCCCTGTTCGGTGGCAGCGAAACCGCTAATAAAGTGGCTGACATGGTGCAGTCGGTTGACAGTGTGTTTGGCGATAATAAAGCTGGCGCACAAATTGAACTTGCTAACCAAATGCAAAAGCTACCGCCAGAAAGCTTAGTGGAACTTGAGCGCATTAAAGTGGAAATGGAAAAAGAAATCACCCGCCGTCAAGAGCTTACGCTCAACGATAAGCAGGCCGAGCAGCACGAAACCCAAGAGACAATCCGCAACGGCGATAAAGCGGAAGATCCGTATATCCGTACCACTCGGCCATTGATGGCACGTCAGTCCATGTGGGCGGTGATCTTGTATTGCTTTTTGATGGAAGGCTTACATGCCTTTGGTTATGGCGATGGCATTGATGTATCTGTAGCAGCATTATTATCAAGCCCTGCGTGGGCTTACCTTGGTTTACGTACCTTAGATGGCTTTGCGCCACACCCCAAAAGTAGTGGCCAAAAAATGGTTGGTGCATTGATGAATGCGGGTGCCAATGTAATTAAGGGCCGTTAATGACTGACCTGTTTGAACGCGCTCAAAAGAGTGAGCAGGAGTTTAGGGATGACGCCTTATCGCACCAGCTTAAACACCTGGTTGAGCAACCGGATTTTAATAGCCATGGCGAGCGCTGTTGCCTTGGGTGTGGGCTTGTCATTGAAGCCGAACGATTGCGCGCCATGCCTAAAGCAGTGCGTTGTGTTGATTGCCAAACGGCTAAGGAACGCTAATGGATATCTTGCTTAAAGCTAACTGGCCCATGGTATCTACATTATTCGGTATTGCTTGGATGGTAATCCTAACATTGCTCTCTAAGACTTATGCCAAGCGCGAAGACTTAGCCAAGGTTGAAAAAAAAGTGGATGAGTTAAAAGCTCACGTCGATAACTTACCGACCCAAAAACAGATGACGGATTTGCTCATCGCATTAGAACGGACTAACGGCAAGATGGAATCACTTGAAGCAAAAATACAACCGGTTCAACACCTGGCACAACTGCTATTAGAACAGCGTTTAAAGGATGATAAATAGGGGATCATATGTCATTTAGAACTTTATTAACCGAAGACCAGCGCCTTGTGATCCTGCGTTCTCTGCTTGAGATGCAAGGTTACGAGGCTAACGAATCTATTATTGATTCATGCCTTGAAGCTTACGGCCACAATATTAGCCGTGACCAAGTGCGCAGTCATTTAGCCTGGCTTGAAGAACAAGGCTTGATTACTTTGCGTACCGTTCAAGAGTGTCACATTGCCCGTCTTACTGGCCGTGGTGAAGATGTCGCTACAGGCCAAGCCGCTGTGCCAGGTGTTAAACGCCCACGGGCATAAGGGGGCTGTATGTCTAATCTTACCAATGCAAAGAGTAGTCGTAAGTCGAAAGTGAACTTGCTGCCGCAGGACATCCGCGATCAACTGCATGCACTGTTACGCAGTGGCACTATGCATCAAAAAGATATCCTTGAGGCCGTCAATCAAATGATTGATGAAGCAGGCTTGCCAGAAGATGCCAAACTCAGCCGCACTGGCTTTAATCGTTTTGCTAAAAAGTTTGAAACTATCGGTGAACGTATTCGCCAAAGTCGCGAAGTAGCCGAGGTGTGGACAGCCAAGCTAGGCCAAGCACCGACCTCTGACGTGGGTAAATTGCTGCAAGAGTTTGTGCGCACTATGGCATTTGAAACTTCAATGAAGATGATGGACGCTGCCGACCAAGAAGACGCTGAACCCATTTCACCCAAAGCTCTTGGGCAGTTGGCGCTTGTGGTACAGCGCATTGAAGCCGCAGCCATGTCGAGCATTAAAGTTGAGAAAGAGATCCGCAGTGCATTTGCAGTTGAAGCTGCTGACAAAGCCGAGAAAGTCGCTAAAACCGCTGGCTTAACTAAAGATGCGGTTGAATTACTTAAGCGTGAAATTTTGGGGATCGCATAATGAGCAATAAGCAAAAGGCGTTAGGTGCAGCTGCTGGGGTTGCATTAGCTCTTAGCAGCTCGGCCAGTACCTTTGATCCTGCTTATGAAGCATCGGTACTCAGTCGCTTTGATCCTACGGCAGTATTACTTGGCTACCAAAAAGACTGGATAGCCGATGATGCCCCGTTAAAGATTGGCGAGAAGTCACGGCGAACGGGGCTGACCTGGGCAGAAGCCTGTGATGCTTCCCTATCTGCCAGTGCAGCACGCGGCCAAGGTGGGACCAATCATTTCTATGTGGGTTCTAACAAAGAAATGGCGCGGGAGTTTATTGATGCGGCGGCGATGTGGGCCAAGGTATTTAATAAAGCGGCTGGCGAGATCCAAGAAGAATTATTTATCGACGATGGTCAGGACGGTAAAGAGATCCTGACCTTCGCCATTTACTTTGCATCTGGTTTTAAAATTCAAGCCTTGTCGTCTAACCCGTCGAATCTACGGGGTATGCAGGGTAACGTGACCATTGATGAGGCCGCCTTTCATGAGAAGCTAGCCGAAGTACTCAAGGCAGCTTTAGCACTCACTATGTGGGGTGCAAAAGTGCGGTTGATCTCAACCCATAACGGCACAGATAACCTATTCAATAGCCTGATTAATGATTCCCGTGCGGGTAAAAAAGATTACTCAGTCCACCGCATCACCTTAGATGATGCCTGCGCCGATGGTCTTTACAAACGCATCTGCCAGGTACGTGGTAAAGAGTGGAGCCAAGCGACTGAGGATGAATGGAAAGCAGGCTTGATCAAAGCCACTGCTACCGAAGAGGATGCCCAAGAAGAATATTACTGTGTACCCAAGAATGGCGGTGGTGCCTACATTAGTCGTGGCTTACGTGAACGTGCCGCAATACTCGATGCCCCCGTGCTGCGCTTTACGGGCTCGACCCTATTTAACCAAGCCAGCGAACATGCGCGTAAGGGTGAGATGCAAGAGTGGTTAGAGCAACATCTTGACTCTGTGCTTAAGGACTTGCCTGTAAACTTACGCCACGCACTCGGTGAAGACTTTGCGCGGAGTGGCGACTTAACCGTATTCGCCCCGATCACTGTTGAAGAAAACACTAAGCGCACTGTGCCGTTTTTAGTTGAATTAAAAAACGTGCCGTTTAAGCAGCAAGAGCAAGCGCTGTATTACATCTGTGATCGCCTGCCAAGGCGTGATGGTATCTATCTTGATGCACGTGGTAACGGTCAATACTTAGCCGAACAAGCCCGTTATAAATACGGTGCTGAGGTGGTTGAGGTCATGCTATCTGTGGCCTTCTATCGCGAAAACATGCCGCGTTTTAAAGCACTGTTTGAAGATGATGAGATCTTACTGCCTAAGCATGAGGATGTGATTACCGACTTAGGGCAAATCCAAATCTATCGTGGTGTGCCAGGCATTGACGATAGCCGCACCACGGGCAGTGATGGTAATAAGCGCCACGGTGATAGCGCCGTCGCTATCTTCTTAGGGATCTTGGCGTCAAAAGCCGACATCACTCGTTATGAACTGCACACAATCAAAGCCGAGCAAGATGAGCAACACCGCAAATTCTTTGGCACAGCCGCCGACAACAACCGATTTGAAGACAGACCGCACCAAGACTTACGCGGCAAAGGGATAAGACTATGAGTGCAATTTTGGATGTTAATGGCAAGCCGTTTAAAATAGAGCCAGAGGTGATGGCTGAAGATATTGCCAAAGCCTATACCACAGGGGTGCGTAATCCACGTCCCGCAAGCGTGGCATCAACGCTAACCCCTCAGCGGTTGGCAGGTATTCTACGAAGTGTTGTTGACGGTAATGACCCCGAAGCCTACATGACGCTGGCCGAAGAAATTGAAGAGCGCGATCTGCATTACTCGGCGCAGCTGCGAACGCGCAAGTTAGCCGTGGCTGCGATTCCTCCAACGGTTGAAGCCGCCAGTGATGATGCGATTGATGTGCTGATGGCTGAGCGAGTAAGGGAGATCATGGATGATGACCAAATACCCGAGCTGTTTTTTGATCTGCTTGATGGCCTAGGCAAAGGTTTAGCTTTAGTACAAATTTTGTGGGACACCAAGTCTACCCCCTGGAAGCCACAGGATTATAAATGGGTAGACCCGCGCTATCTGCGCCAAGACCAAGAGACTCTTGAGCAGATACTATTGATTAGTGAAGATGCACCAACGGGTGCACCACTTGAACCGTATAAATTTATTTTACATACCCCACGTTCTAAGTCTGGCAGCGTATGGCGCAATGGCCTTGCTCGCTTAGTGGCTGTGATGTACATGCTTAAGTCATTCACCATTCGCGACTGGTGGGCCTTTGCTGAGGTATTTGGTATCCCTGTTCGTATTGGTAAGTACGGCGCGAACGCCACTACTGATGATATTGAAACCTTGATTAATGCCATTGGTCGTATTGCCAGCGATGCGGGTGCAGTGATCCCCGAGTCGATGAAAATTGAACTGGTTGAAACGGCAAAAGGGAATGGCGGTAATACGCTGTTTGAGAACATGGTCCGTTGGTGTGATGAGCAAGTATCAAAAGCAGTACTCGGTCAAACCATGACAGCCGATAACGGCAGCTCACAATCACAAGCGACTGTGCATAATGAAGTGCGGATCGATATTGCTAAGTGGGATGCGCGTCAACTTGAATCCTCTATCAATGAGTATTTGATCAAACCGTATATCATTTTAAACTGGGGAGTGCAGCTACGTTATCCGAAAGTGCGGATCAAGGTACCTGAGCCTGAAGACTTAAAGATGTTAGTTGATAGCTTAGCGCCATTAATTGACCGTGGGCTTAAAGTCTCATCCTCAGAAATGGCCGATAAGTTTGGTTTGAGTACGGTTAAAGAAGGTGATGAAACCTTGATGCCATTGCAGGCTGTTGGAATGTCTGATCTCGGTATGGGTAATAGTCCTACCGCCATGAATCGGCGTATCGCATTTAACCGGGTGATGAATACTGCAGAAGCTGAGATTGATAACCTGACCAATGAGGCAATGAGCGAGTGGGAACAAGTCGCCGAAGAGTTTATGAATCCGATTATTGAACTCGCTAACAAGTCAGCCAGCTATGAGCAGTTCGCCGCAGGCTTGCCAGCCTTGCAAGAGCAGCTTGGTGCAGAGCAGTTTATTGCCCAGATGGCGCAGTACATGTTTCAACTGCGCGGCTTAGGAGATAATCAAGATGGCTGAGCCCTTGATACCCAAAGAAGCGTTGGCATGGTTTACGCGTAAAGGCATTAAGCCTGGCTTCGACTTTCGGGACGTGTGGAAAGAAGAACAGGCCAATGCCTTTACTGTCGCTAAGATGATGAACGCCGATCTACTGGTTGACGTAAAACAAATTGTCGAAGATGCGATTGCCAGCGGCCAAACCTTTGAACAGTTCCGCGATATCCTTAAACCGCTATTAGTGAAGTCGGGTTGGTGGGGTGTGCAGACCATGCAAGACCCATTAACTGACGAAACCAAGCTGGTGCAACTGGGTAGCGAAGGCCGTATAAAGACCATTTATAAAACTAATATGAGAACGGCGCGCTCTGCTGGCCAATGGGAACGTATCCAACGCACTAAGCGCACCTTGCCCTATTTGCTATATCAACTAGGGCCAAGTGAGCAACACCGGATTGAGCATCTAAAATGGAATAACACTTTATTGCCTGCGGATGATCCATGGTGGGACGTGCACATGGCACCGAATGGTTGGGGCTGCAAGTGTTGGATAAGGCAAGTCTCGCAGTACGAGGCCGACAAGTTGATCGCCTCGGGTAACGTGTCTACTACTTCACCCGCCAGTAAAAATAAGCGTTGGGTAAATCGGCGCACTGGCGAAGTGGAGGAACTGCCTGAAGGGATTGATCCAGGTTGGAACTATAACCCAGGCAAAGGACGTGAAAACATGCTTGCCAATGACCTATCGGAAAAAGAAGCTAGAGTGCGTCAAACGCTCTCTAGTGATGCTTAACTAGTTGATGGCTACAAAGTTACTCGCAAAAAAGTTTAAACGCCTGTGAGAAGATTTAAACAGGGTTTAAACTAGGTTGTGCTGGATGTTTTAGGTTGGCTTGCGTTTGAACGCTTGCCAACCATAATTTTTAGGGTAGTCTTTGAGTACAAACTTTAAATTTTTAATTACATCAAGAGATATTTACAATATGGAAAATAAAAACAATCCTCCTCAACCTAAACCAAATAATCAGAGACAGCCTAGTCAAGAAGGCCGAACACCTGTATATGATCACGCTGATAAGGCTAGTAATAATCCCAATACTATTTCACAAAGTGCAGCTACACCACCAAGGCCACCCGTAAAAAAATAAGGGGCTACATGACTGACACAAAACAAATACCATCTGATGATGATTGCAACCGTCATTGGAAGTTATTATGGAATACACAACTAGGTGTGCGCTATCACATGCACATGCAAAATTGTTATGCCCGTTTTGGCAAGTTTGTCACGGCTTTATCACTTGTTATGAGCTCCGCAGCGTTTGCTACTTTTTATCAAAATGATAATGGTTGGGCGAAATGGTTAGCCTGTGCAGTAGCTTTAATACAAACGTTAGAGCTAGTGATAGACTCTAAATCAAAAACCACACTACATGCCTCTTTAAGGCAAAAATATTTACAATTAGAGCTTGAACTATCAGAGCGGGATTTCATTTACGATTATGAACAAAAATCGTTGACGGCGAAGCGAATTGCTATAGAAGTAGAAGAGCCACCGATTATTAAAGAGTTGATGGATCATTGTAATAACGAATTAGTGACCGTTTATGATTTAGAAGATGAAAACAAAATCCATATGGGCAGATATGAGAGGTTTAAAGCCAACTTATATAGCTAATTTAGTCACAAAAAATAAAACTCAAATTAGAGCAACCGACGTTATTTATCGTCGGTTGCTTTTTTTTTGCATGCTGAACTCCGTTGTTAATCAATATTAGATTATCCATACCAACCACGATTAGGAGGTTGATATGTAATTCTTAACCGGAGTTCACCCCATGACAGTAAAAGCCCTCACCGCGCTTTGCTTCAACATGATGGCCATGGAAGACAATGCTACTGGCATTTGGCTACCCATGATCCCCTCTGGAACCTTTCAAGGGATTGATGGCCGTTCATGGATGAACCCTAATCCTGATGCTGTCGTCGCCAGCTTTAGCAAAAAACGCCCCTTCGATGTTGAGCACTCAACACATCTCAAAGCGCCAAATGGCGAACCTGCCCCTGCTTATGGTTGGATTACTAAAGTAGAAAATCGCGCGGGTGAAATTTGGGGTTATGTTGAATGGAATGGCGATGGCCGCGAAATGATTGAGGAAAAGAAATACGCCTTTTACTCACCTGCATTTTCACACAATGCAGAGACAGGCGTTATCTATGGCGTTGAAAGTGCTGGCCTAACGAATAGTCCCAATTTAGATGTACCCGCCCTTAACAGAAAAGAGGATGACCCAATGAAGCTGCCAAAGCTTTTAACTGATCTGCTTGGCCTTGCCGAAGATGCGACCGCAGAACAAGCCGTTGTTGCCATTAACGCAATTAAGCAAGCAGAACAGATTGCGCTTAACCGCACCAATACACCGGACTTAAACAAGTTTATTCCGATTGAGACGCACCAAGTCGCGCTTAACCGTGCTACTTCGGCAGAGACTGCGCTCAAGGCCATTGCTGATAAAGAGATTGATGCACTGGTACAAACCGCCATTGATGCTGGCAAGGTCGCACCCGCTAACAAAGATATGTTTGTTGGCATGTGTCGCGCTGAAGGTGGCATAGAGCAGTTCAACAACTTCGTGGGTTCGGCTCCAGCTATTGCGACCAACGCACAGAAGAAACTGCCAAAAACCACCGATGAGTCAGCACTAGAAGAACATGAGCTGGCGATGTGTCGCAAGATGGGTGTTTCTCAAGAAGAATACCTAGCGGCCAAAAAACAACTTAACGTAGGAGCTAAGTAATGGCTACTGAAGCACAAGTGCTAGAAGCACTACAGGCCACGATGTCAGCGGCCTATACAAAAGGTTTATCTGCGGCAAAACCGCAGTGGTCAATGATTGCTACCGAAGTGCCAAGTGCTAGCGCTGCTAACTACTACGGCTGGTTAAAAGACTTACCTGGTATTGCTGAGTGGACGGGTGATCGTCAGCTAGCAGATATGGGCAAGCGTGGCTACTCAATCGAAAACAAAACGTTCGAAAGCTCAATCTCCATTTCTCGCGATAACGTAGATGATGATCAAATTGGTCAGTACGGTGTGATTGCACAGAACTATGGTGATCAGGTTGCCTACTTCCCAGATACCTTAGCTTACCCACTATTAGCTGCTGGTTTTACGACCTTATGTTATGACGGCCAAAACTACTTTGATACTGACCATCCGTTAGAAACCACGCCAGCCAGCGTTTTCACAAACGTAGTCGGCACCCCTGCAACTGATACAGGTGAACCTTGGTTTATTATTGATGACACAAAGGTACTTAAACCTATTGTGTTCCAAAACCGTCGCCCATTTGTGTTTAAAAACATGAACCCGAGCGAAGAATATACTTGGTTTAATAACAAGTATGCGGCGGGTGTTGATGGCCGTTGTAACGTCGGTTTCTCTTTCCCACAACTGGCGATTGGTTCTAAAGCAGTATTGAACGAAGCCAACTATGCAACCGCTAAAAAGCTGCTGATGAAGATGAAGAAGGTTGACGGTACGCCAATTGGTACACGCGCCACTAAGTTAGTTGTTGGTCCTGATAATGAAGCCGCTGCGAAGAAGTTGATTGGCCGCATGTTGATTGAAGGTGGCGACACCAACATCTATTTCAACGATGTTGAGATTGTTGTTTCACCAATGATTACAGCATAACCCAAAGCCGAAACAAGCATTAATGGGGCGCAAGGACGCGCCCCATTAATTAACAACTGAATGGTTTAAACCTTGTTTAAAAGGAGTTCAACGTGAGTGGACAACAAACTAAAGCGCAGAAAGCTAAGGCCGTTACGGCCAATGGAGTTGCACCAGTGGCAACGGATACTGCCATCAATGCGCCGCAAACCGAACAGAACGCGGCAGTAAGTGGCGATGAAGCTAAGGCCAAAGCTGATGCAGAAGCTAAAGCAGAAGCACAAGCGTTAGCCAAGGCTCAGGAAGAAGCCAAGGCTAAGCTCCAAGCAGAAGAACAGGCTAAAGCTGAAGCAGAGGCGAAAGCCAAAGCGGAAGAACAAGCCAAACTCAACTCAGCAAATCAGGAAGGTTCAAATGAAGGTCATGTATCGCAAGGTAATGATGTCGCTAATGGCGCTAACGGTAATGCTCTGCACATCATTGGAGCCTTTACAGTACGCGCTAAAACAGACGCTGGATTTTGGCGCTCGGGTATACAGTTCCATCGTCTCGATGAAACCTTGGTGCTTGTGGTTGAGCACGAGTCGGATGCGACTCACGGAGTTCATTCGCCGGAGCATGAACCAGAGCGCGTGGTGTGTCTCACTCGTGAAAAGGCTCAGCGTGTCCACAGTGAACCCCACTTGGTCGTGGTCGATGTTGAACTTGAAGACCTTATCGATCCAGCCAGTGTAATTAAATAGTAAGGCGGCAGTGATGGCAGTGTATGCAACTAAGCAAGACCTGATTGATCGTGATGAGTCGATGCTGTGGAATTTTGCGATTGACCGCACTACAGGCGAGTTAAACGATACCTACATCAATCAGGCACTAGAGCAAGCGGATGATGAGATTAACTCATTCTTAACCCGTTATGTGCTGCCCTTGGCCGTTGTGCCAAGCATGTTGAATAAACTCGCTATCACTATCGCGTTTTACTGGTTAGCGGATCGTGACCAGCAGGCCACCAACTTACTTGAAGATCGTTATAAAAACGCCCTAACCACATTGCGCGAAATCGGTTCAGGCAAACGTGACTTAGGCTTACCCGTGACCGATAAGCCCACTGAAACCAGTTTAGGCAAGGTGGAGTTAGTGCAAAGCAATGAGCGCATATTTACCCGCGATAGCTTACGGGGCGTTCTGTAATGTCGATTAGTGTGCAGGTCACAGGGACCAATGAGCTGCAACGCTATCAGCAGCTCATGGATACCCTTGGCGATCCTAAGCACAAAGCGGAACTGTTAGATGCCCTCGGCACCGAAGTGCAAAGTCAAACAGAGCGAAGGATTCAAGATGAGAAATCATCTCCTAATGGTAAGCCTTGGGCTGAGTGGTCTAGTGCGTATGCCAAGACTCGCCATGGCAATCAGTCACCCTTACAAGGTGACGGAGATTTGCTGGACTCAATCCAATTCGTGGTGGAAAAAAATCAAGTTCGAATCGGTTCGCCACTGGCCTACGCCGCAGTGCATCAAGACGGCTTTAGCGGTGCGGTTCAAGTGGATGCACATACGCGCCTTATTACACAAGCATTTGGTAAAGCGTTGGCGTTCCCTGTCTATCAATCAGTCGGGGCTTTTAGCCGGCTAATGAATATCCCACAGCGTGAATTCTTAGGCTTAAGCACGGATAACAAAACCGAAGTTTATGCCGTACTGGGTAGCTTTTTTGAAGGACTGATCCAATGACAGATAGACCCGCGTTTAGTGTAGTGGGCTCAACCGTTTGGGCTTGCCAGCAAGTGGTTAATTATCTCAAGCCTGAACTGGAAGGCACAGATAAACAACTTGATCGAGTGCAAACGGTTGAACGGCACATCGGCAAGTTTGATACACCCACAGATGTTAAACGCTGGATAGCTAACCGTGATGGTGGCGTTCGTATCGCAGCGCTACGTGTGCCCCAATACGAGAGCATTGGTAATCGCATCATAGGTACTGTGAACTTTGTGGCCTACGTCTTTACGACTGACCAATTTGGGTACCAGAAAGACGAACGTGCTGAAGTCATTGCCGGAAAGTTAGCGGGTTTATTGCTGCGCCGTGGTGCCATGCCAACCGCTTACAGTAAGGCCGAAGCGGTACGCGGTGACAACTTGTATAGCGCACAGATTGATGACCTTGGCCTTGCAGTGTGGTCGGTTAGCTGGACTCAGCAATGGTATTTAGATGAAGAAATCGACCTAAGTACGCTCGACAACTTTGAACGTTTTGGCATTAAAGCCGAATTAGCAGAGGGTGCGCCAGAGCTTGAAGGCGTAGTGGAATTACCGCAGTAACATCTGCAGTGCTAACGACAACTAATTTTATTAACAACAGGAACATAGCCATGTTGATCCACATAAAACCCGCTAAAACTGCGGTGCCAGTACGTAAACAAAATGGCGAGTATCTTGCCGACACAGGCGAGAAAGTTGAGCGCTCATCTTATTGGATACGTCGCCTAAATGAAGGCGATGTGATTGAAATCAAAGCACAGTCGGCAACTAAAGCACCGGCTAAAACTCAGGTCAAGGCAGGAGAATAACCATGTCACTCGGTAGCATCCCTAACGATATTAAGGTCCCTCTCGTTTATATCGAGATTGACAACAGCCAAGCCAACTCAGGTACGCCAGCCCAGGCACAAAAGTTATTGGTGATTGGTCAGCAGCTGACAACGGGTAGCGCTGCGCCGCTAACCCTTAACCGTATTACCACAAGCGAAAGCCAAATGGACTCGCTTTATGGTTATGGGTCGATGATGTCACGCATGTTAAAAACATTGCGTAAATCAAATGGCTATACCGATGTGTACGCGCTAGGTGTTGCTGACTTAACCGGTAGTAAAGCCGTGGGCGAAATTACTGTTGCGGCCACTAATGCCAAGGCGGGTGTGCTTGCCCTGCTGATTGCTGGTGAATCTGTGCAGGTTGCAGTGGCCGAAGATAATGATGCCGCCACCATTGCTACGGCGATTATTGCAGCGGTTACGGCTAACAAAAATCTACCTGTTACCGCAGCGCTTAAAACGGCCACCACTGAAACGGTTGAGCTAACTTGTAAATGGAATGGCGCAACCGGCAACGACATTGATGTGCGTTATAACTACTACGATGGTGAAGTGCTGCCCAGTGGCGTGAGCTTAACCTTAGTTGAAATGACGGGCGGCGCTGGCACCCCAGATATGGACGCGGTTATCGCGGCTATACCTAACGAATGGTACAACCATATCGTGATGCCGTTTAACGATACGCAGTCGATGAACGATTTACGTGATGAACTGGTGACCCGTTGGGGCCCACTTAAGATGATTGAAGGCATTGCTTATACCGCGTTCCGTGGCACCTTTGCTGAAACTGGCGCATTTGGTACTGCCCGTAATGACTTCTTATTTACCTGTATGGGTACTAACGCCTCACCTCATTCGCCATTTGAGTTTGCTGCGGCTTATGCGGGTAAAGCGTCTTTCTCGTTAGGCATTGATCCTGCGCGTCCACTGCAGACATTAGTCATGACAGGTATTTTGCCACCGGCTAAAGCGGTGCAGTGGGATATGACCGAGCGCAATCTGTTACTGGGTGATGGTATTGCCACCTACATGGTAACGCCAGGCGGTGAAGTGGCGATTGAGCGTGAAGTGTCTATGTATCGCGTCAATGCTTTTGGTGACCCAGACCCAAGCTATTTGGATATTACCACCCCCGCCACGCTAGGCTACTTACGTTATTCGCTGCGCACTATGGTGACGAATCGTTTCCCGCGGCATAAGTTGGCTAACGATGATGTGTTAGCGCGCTTAGACCCCGCTCAGCCAGTGGTTACGCCTAAGATTATGCGCAATGCCATGTTAGAGCTTGCCAATAACGATTGGGTACCTAACGGCCTAATGGAAGACTTTGACGGCTTTAAAGACAGCTTAGAAGTGTATCGTGACGGTAGCGATCAAAACCGCCTTAACACGGTATTTAACCCAGACATTGTTAACCAGTTCCGTATTTTTGCGGCGCTGATGCAATTTAAACTCTAATCAATAGGAGCATAAGCACATGGGACAAATCCTAGGTGAAGTGGTTATTCGTGCCAACAGCAAGCAGCTGAAAACGAAAAAGGGATCTACCCTAAACCCAGGCGGTTATACCCGTACTCCACATGTTGGCCCTGGTCGTGTGTGGGGGCAGTCTAACGAATACACTGTGCCTACCATTGCCGTGGTGATTGCTGCCGATGAAGATGTGGATGTGCTTAAAATTAACGCCCTTACCAATGCCACATTAACGTGGGAAGGCGATAACGGCGTTGACTATATGATGACCGATTGCGCGCCACAGGCACCTTTTACCATTAGCGATAGTGGTGATGTGACCGGCACGTTCCAGGGCAACAAAGTCGAGCGTATCTAATGGCGGTGATGACGTTTGATTTAGTGCATGGCCTCAAGGCGGGTGAAAGTACCCACCTTGAGGTGGGCCTTAAAGAGCTGACCTCAGGTGATTACATTGATGCGCAGTTAGCGGCTGAAAAGGTAGTGGTGCAAGACGGTAAAGCCATAGCCTATACCAGTGATGTGCTTTATGGCCTAGAGCTGCTAGTGCGCCAAGTAGAATACATTGGTGCAGTGCAAGGGCCGATTAGTATTAAAGAGCTGCGCAAGTTGCACCAGGATGATTTTACCTTGTTGCAAAACAAAGCCAGCGAGCTTGATCAGTTAATTGCACAGGAGCTAGCTACTCGGGGGCGACCTTAGGGCGCTGGGGGATATTTGCGAGAGCATGCAGCTAGCCATTAGCTCTCGCGTTCCGCTTAGCGTCTCATGCGCTATGTCACTGCGCCGATTGGTGCGCACCTATCATAAGTTAAGAGATCTTATTCATGGCCCAGCAACTTAAAACCGATATCATTTTAAACCTTGCTGGCAACCTTGCTGCTAAAGCGCGTCAGTACGGCAATTCAATGAGCGACTTTGCCAAGCGTAACGAAAAGGCAATGACGCTGGTGCGCAGCTCTGCCGCTGCTGCAGGGCGCGGTATTGATACCTTGGGTAATCGTTATGTGGGTATGGCTGCTGCGTTCGCTACCGGTGCAACGGTGCGCAATATTGGTAACTTCTCAGAGCAGATGACCCGCATTGGTACCAACGCCAAGTTAACCGATGATCAAGTCGCCTCACTTAAAAACAATATTCTTGAACTGGCTAATCAGCAAGATATTCGCATTGACACCACAGAGTTTGCCTCGGCCATTGATGAGCTGCTGGGTAAGACGGGTGACTTTGAGTTTACCATTGCTAACCTAGAAAACATGGGCCTGTTTATGCAGGCATTTGGCGCTGATGCTAAATCAAGCGGGGCGATATTTGCCCAGTTCCGCGAGAAAGGCATTAAAGATGCCAAAGACGTAATGAACACTATCGATGATTTATACAGCCAGTTTGCGGTGGGTAGTGTGAACGTTAAAGATTTGGCCTCAATATCAGAGCAGTTATTTGCGACGTATCAAAGTAAAGGGCCACAAGCTATTACCCAGATGGGCGCATTAGTGCAATTGTTTGCTAAAGCAAAGGGTAATGCCAATGAATCATTGACATCTATTCAAGCCGTGTTTGCAACTTTTTCAGATAAGAAGAAAGTTGAGTTTTTAAATCAGCAAGGTATCGAAGTATTTAAAAAAGGCACTAAAGAATTACGCCAGCCTGTTGAATTATTATTAGAGATATTAGATAAGGCTAAAAACGACCCGCTTAAATTGGGTGATATATTTGACCAAACATCATTGCAGGGTTTGGCTGCTTTATATTCGCAAGAGAATAAAGATCTATTAACTCAGATGACAGTTTCATCGGGTGAATATGGTGAAACACAAAAATCCTCTGCTAAAAATGCCGCTGAATTTAATAATGCAATTAAATCATTAAATACCTCATTTAATAAATTTGCTGAAAGTAGATTATCAAAACCCATTCAAGATTTAGCCGATGCCATTAATAGTGTTGACGATAAAACCATTGATAACTGGCTTAAATGGGGCGAGGCCGCGTTGTGGGTAGTAGGTGGTTTGGTCGCAGCCAAGAAAGGATTAGATCTTGCTGGCTCTATTAAAGGCGTATTTGGCGGTGGCAAAGGTGGCGCTGGCGGCGGTAAAGGTGGCTTTGCCGATATGGGCGTGATGCCTGTGTATGTGGTTAATATGGGTGGCGGTATGGGCGGTGCAATGGGTGCCGACATTACCGATGCTATGGGTGGTAATGGCAAAGGCAAAAGCAAATGGAGTAAGGCAGGCTCAATGGCTAAGGGCGGTTTGGCAACCTTGTTTATGTACCCAATTGTTGAGTCTATTGCTGATGCTACAGTGGGTGATACTGATTTTGCCAAGTGGGCTAAGGCCACCACGTTATCTGATTTGTTACCCAGTGTATTTGGTAGCGGCATTAAAGATGTTAATGCGGGCTCTGACATTGCAGGCATGGTGAATGGTGTCAGTAGTAAGCTAGCACTTGATATTGCGGTATCCGATGATCGTATAAAGGTTACCCCTCGCAATGTTCCACTAGGCGTTACTGTTGATGCCGATAATGGCATTAATTAACTCGAAAGTTATAGGAGCTTTAAATGGCATTTGAAGACCGTTTAACTGCCTCGTTTCGAGGTGTTGAATTTTTATTAGAAGAAGCCGATGGCGAAAGTGGCCGTCGCGCCATCCCCCATGCTTACCCTAAAAAAGAGATTGGCTATACCGAAGATAACGGCAAGGTGCTTACCCAAGAGCGCATTAGTGGCCGCGTGGTGGGTGCTGATTACTTTGAGCAGTTGCAAGCTATTCTTGAAGCATTAAACAAGCCTGGTGCGGGTGAGCTGGTTCACCCATGGTTTGGTATTCGTAAAGTGCAAGTGGGCAAGGTTAGCCACAAGCTGGTTAATCGCATTGATGGTACCGCCACCATTAACTTTGAAGTATTTGAAGTGGGTGAAAACCTATTCCCGAATGCCAAATCAGATACCGCCAAACAGATTAATGCTGATGCTGACAATACCAAAGATGCCGTTGATAAAGCCTTTGAAGATGAGTTTGATACCGACACCTTAGAAGGTGCTGGCGATATGGTTGATCTGTTTTTAGATGATTTAGATGAGCTGACCCGCAACCTGCCATCATTGCCTGATGATTTGCGTGAGTGGACAGATAGATTGATGCGCGCTAAAGACTCTATAGGTGAGCTGCTTGCTTACCCTGGTGACTTGGCACGTGAAACAATGGGCCTGATGGAAGACATTAAAGGCGTGGTTAAAGACCCTATTCGCGCTTTAGGTGTTTATCAGAACGTGCAAAACCGTTGGCAAGGTACCCGTGCAGAGCTGGCGATTACTGGTGGCTTAGCGCGTGATATATCAAGCGAAGGGGGTAAAGCCGGTTCGGTACCTAAGCTGGCTAACCCATCAAAGCAGGCGGCGGTGATCGCCAATGCTGCGGCGTTTAAAAACTTAACGCTTAACCGCGCGGTGTTGTCTGAATGCTTGGCGTTGGGCGATGCCGATATTGTGCAAAAGCTTGATGATGAAGCAACAGTATTACAAAGCCTGTCGGGTGCTGAGCGTAATGCGATATTGACGGGGCAACAGCTTAAAAATATTGGTTATGGCATTGCCGATAGATTAGCTGTTTACGCAGCAGCTGCAGTTGAGAGTAGCCGTTCGTCAGTGTGGCGTAATATGCGTGTGTTAAGGCAGTCAGTGCTAGCTGATACACGCGCCCGTGCAGAGTTATTACCGCAGGTGAGCATTTACAAGCCTATTGAGTCGGTACCGGTTGCATTAGTTGCCTGGCAAGAAACGGCCAACACAGAACGACGTGATAGCATAGTGCAACGTAACGGTTTTGCTAACCCTGCGTTTATTTTGCCTACTGATAAGGTTGAGGTAATAAACTGATGGCCGAACCGATTGTATTAAAAGCCGGTGGCAATGTTTACCAGGGCTGGACTAAGGTTGAGGTGACTCGTTCGCTTGAGGCAATGTCTGGCTCGTTCTCGTTAGAGCTAACGTGGAAGTGGCAAGACAGCGAGCAGCAATATAAAGCGTTTGTTGAACCCATTAAGCAAGGCCAAGCATGCACGGTTGATATTGGCAGTGAGCGGGTTATTACGGGTTATGTTGATGATTGGATCCCCAGCTATGATGCCACCACAGTGACCATTAGTGTGAGTGGTCGTGATAAAACCGCTGATTTAGTTGATTGCTCAGTTGACCACCCAAGCGGCCAGTTTAATAACCAAACTCTAACGCAGATAGCGAACACAGTATGCAAGCCGTTTGGTATTAAGGTGGTTGTTAATACTGATGTGGGTGAGGCCTTTGCGCGCATTCAAATTGAGCAAGGTGAAACCCCGCATGAACTGTTATCACGTTTGGCTAGACAGCGTGGCGTACTGTTGACCAGCGATACCTTTGGTAATTTGGTGATCACCCGTGCCAGTAAAGTTAAGGCGGGTGTGTCATTGATACTGGGTGAAAACGTGCTTGCTGCCCGTGGCCGTTTTAGTTGGCGTCAGCGGTATAGCAAGTTTACCGTTAAAGCCGCAGGTGCTGCCTTTGGTGAAAAGTGGGATAGTTCGGCATTATCTACCGTTGGCGGTATTAAAGCCGATATTACAGACAGTGATATTAGCCGTTATCGCCCTATGATTATTGTCAATGAAGAGATCACTACGGCAGAGGGCGCAGCTAAGCGCGGCCAGTGGGAACGCCAACGCAGCATAGGTAAATCAAACAGTGCTGAATATACTGTAACAGGCTGGCGCATTCCGCAAACGGGCAAGCTTTGGAACATCAATACTATTACCCCTGTTATCGATGAGATATTGGGTTTAGATGAAGAGATGTTGATTGCCTCGATAATGTTTAGCGAAGACGATGCAGGCCGTTTGGCGGTGATTAGTGTGGTTAAACCTGATGCCATGGATGTTCCTGCAGAAGCGGCAAAAGAAACCAAGTTAGGCGGTGGCCAATGGTAACGACTCGTTATATTGATAGGCTACTTGCCCCCATTAGACGCCGCATTACAGGCATGCTGACCCGTGCCATTGTGACTGACCTTGTTGAAGACCTGCAGCGTCAAAACCTACAGGTAAAAATGCATGCAGATGAGTCTGCCGATAATATTGAGCGGTTTCAAAATTACGGTATTAGCTCTGTTCCGCCTGCGGGGTCTGAGGCGATATTGGCCGCGCTGGGTGGGTCGCTTTCTGGTTTGGTTGCCATTGCTGTTGAAGATAAAAAATATCGGCCAAAAGGTGAAAGTGGTGATGTTTTTCTATACCATCTTGAAGGGCATAAAATCCGCTTGACCAAAGACGGAAAGATACTGGTTACAGCAACCGACGTTATTTTCGAAGTCGCCAACTCCTTTACTATCATCTCACCTGAAACATTAATTCAAGGCCCTTTGCATGTGACAGGTGGCATATCAACAGACCTCGGTATTTATGCCGTTAGCGGTATTACCTCAGACAGTGTTGTTACTGGATCTGATTTAAGCGCTAATAATATTTCTTACCTAGGCCACACCCACAACGACGCAGAAGGTAGACCAACAACCACACCTCAATAGGTTTTTTATGAGTGTAAGCATCGTGTTAGACATGGTGAAAAATTCAGGTGTGCTGATTGATGGCAGCAACGAGGGTGGTGATATCGATGGTGAGATATCCGCCCTCGTTTTGATCTCACTGTTTACTGATGCAAGAGCGGATGATTCAGATGAATTGCCAGATGCATCTAACGACCTTAGAGGTTGGCCTGGTGACACTTTTTACGATGCGCCTTGGGGCAGTAAATTGTGGTTGCTGTATCGCGAAAAGCTGACAACAGAAGTGCGTAATAAAGCGGTTAAATATGCCGAAGATGCACTGGCTTGGATGCTTAAAGATACCGGTGAGGGTGCGTTGGCCAAAAGCGTAAAAGTGACGGGTTCTATTCCGCGTTTTCAAACCTTGGCCTTGAACATTGTGATCACTAAACCTGATGACGAGGTTATCTCGTTTACCGTGTCAAAACGATGGGAGACGCAACGTGCCGTTTAATGTACCTACGCTACGCAGTTTAATCGACAGCGGATTAATTGATATTGAAGCCTCGTTAGATACCATCTTACCTAAGTTTGGTATCGAGCAGGCCCTAAATGCTGCTGTGAGCGGCAGCGTTCGGGACCTTTACGATTATCAAAGCTGGATAGTACGCCAGATAATTCCCTCTTCTGAGTCAGAAGACCAAACCATTATCGATACCGCTCGCTTTGAGGGCGTTATTCAAAAGCTGGCTACCAACGCAACTGGCCCTGTGACCTTTGTGGGTAATTCAGCGATCCCAATTGACACTGTGATGACACATTCAGATGGCCGCTTATATCAAGTGACGCTATCGAATGCGCCCTCCGGTGGCAATGTTATTGTGCAGGTTGAAGCAAAAGCTACAGGTGCCACTGGAAACCTGCTTGCAGGTGAGCCATTAACCTTAGTATCAACTGTGCCAGGCATTCAACCCAATGGTATTTCTGGCGGTCTTACGGGCGGTGCTGAGTTAGAGACGCCCGCACAGGTACTTGAGCGTTTGTTATTTCGTAAGCGTAACCCACCAATGGGTGGTGCTGTACATGATTATGTGGGTTGGTGCCGTGAAGTAGCAGGCGTTGATCGTGCGTGGGCAGTGGATAATTACCAAGGCCCAGCCACGGTTGGCTATGCCTTTGTATTTGATAGTCGCCCCGACATTTTGCCCACCTACATAGACCAAGTCAGCATGGCTGATTATATCTATCGCCATAAAGACCCAGCCACAGGAACCGACGTTGGTCGCCCTGGTGGCATAGAAGCGGTTTACATCCCCTTGACGCTGAAAACCACCTCGCTGGCTATCACGATATTTCCTGATAATGCTGGCCTACGCCAAAGCGTGCAGGCCAGTGTAAATGGTTATTTTAAGACACTCAGCCCAGGTTCAACCTTGCTATTAAGTGCGGTTAGAACAGCTATTGGATCAACCGTTGGCATAAGTGATTACGAGCTGGATTTAAGCGCTGATGTAACCGCCACCGATACCGAGCTACATGCATTGGGAGCCATTACATGGGGCACTCCGTAGCGCAGTGGACTAATGCCATCCTGTCACAGATGCCACGTGGTGTGCTGTGGCAGCGTTCTACGTCATTAGATCTTTATAAGTACAGCCAAGGTTATGCGCCCCGTTTAGAGCAAGCCGAAGTCAGTGCCGATAATCTGCTACTTGAGATGCGGCCAGAAACAACCTTGCAGATGCTGGATGAGTGGGAAACCTATTTGGGGCTTCCTGAGTGCGTAGCGGAGCCAGTATCAAGCATTGAATATCGTCGTTATTCCGTGGTTGAGAAGTACCACCGTAAGGGTGGTTTGCAAGCATGGAATATCCAGAAATTAGCCACCGATCTGGGCTTTACGGTTGAGGTTGATGAGACGTTCCCGCACCACTGTTTGCGCTCATGCACTTACCCATTATGGGAACAGAAATACCGATACATCTTACGGGTGAATGTGTACGGCATACCAGGCGCATACATGACCTGTTTGGATGATGTATTAACCCCTTTGCTAACGTCAGATGCCCGTGTGCTCGAATGCACGCTACAGCGTTACAAAGTTGGCGGATTATTTTACGAGTTTTACTACGCCGTTTAGGCATTTTTAACATCAACAAAACCGCTTTAAACGGCGTTTAAATGAATTTCGATTAGGAGAGTTAACATGCATCCGTTACGTAATGGTTCACAAGCAGTAGCGCGTCCAGCAGCTAAGCCAGTATCTGGTTCACCTGGCTGGTTTACTGAGTCAGGTGATGACAATAAACCAAGCTATCCAGGTGCAGATTGGTTTAACCATGTGATAGCAGAGTTTCAGAATGCGTTGGCCGCTCAGGGGATTATATTTGACCCAACAAAAGATGATCATTTGTTGAAGGCTTTAGCGCCGATAAAGCCATTATATGATGTTCCTATTAAAGATATTTTTTATAAAAACAAACCAAAAGACATCTCTGCAAAATTAGAGGCCGATGGGTACACAGTGGTAATTACTGGTGATTCATTATCATTCAATAACTACGGATATAACTTTCCTTACGAATTAAATGCATACGAATGTTACCCTGGTATTCGCTCATGGTCTTTTATGCTGAGAGACTTCATTCATACCTGCGATCCATGCTTTGTCTATGGTGATAACATTAGTTATGTCATTAAAGCGGGTAGCCCTGTTATTTCTAAAACAACAGAAAATTCATTTGTGGCACCGTTTAATGGAAGAGTAGCCAAAATTTCCCCACAGACAAGTGCTGACATAATCGGATTTAGCGTACGTTCTGCAAACGTTCAGTCTCCAAAAACCGTTATCTACATGATGCATAATGCAGAAGGAGATGACTTTAAGTTCGATGTTTATGCTGATAACGGTTCTGGCCCAGAACTTCAATCAGTTGTAGTTATCGGTAATAGCACTAATTACAAGAATTTATCCCCTTTTGAGCTGGTTTTGTCAAAATACTCTAGTGCCGACAAGCCTCTTAAAATTACTTTTCAAAATTTTAGGAATGTAGATGATAGCTCTTTAGTGTCTCCCCCCGGCTCATTTTATGTAAATGCAGTGGGTACAAAAAAGACTACAGTAAAAATGACTGGCAAAGGCGGTGCTACATCTGCTGACATTTTAGCTGAGTACGAAGCAAGAATCGGACAATATGCACCAGATATTCTAGTGCTTCAAATTGGTGCCAACGATAGATTGAGCCTGACGCTGGATGAACATGTTGAAAATTTGAACGATATAATACAAAACGCAAAGTTGAGTAATCCAAATATTCAGGTCATTCTAATGAATAGTACCCCTGGAAATCCAGCACTGCTACCTAATCATTATCCAGATAATGTCGTTTTTAACGGGTACACCATGAGAGATATGGTAGAGGCCGAAAAGCGTGTGGCTGTAGAAAATGACGCTTTGTTTTTAGATGTTTATCGATATTTTTATAATGATAAAAATTATCTTTTCGATCAAATACATTTGAGTAGGCTAGGTAACACAATGATTTTCAAAGCCTTTGTTAGCTTGTTTTGTTCTTCTGCTAAAGGTTTTTTAGGTCATTTTGATGGTACAACTTACTTCAAAGATAATACGTTACTAGGCCGCCAAGCTAAGCTAATGCAGCTAACGCCTGCTGTGATTAAGCCTAAAGGATATGCAGTATTACGAATGGTAGCTGGAGCTTGGACCGTATCATCATCTTCTGATTTTGATGGCGCCCTTCTTAGTGTTGGTAAACCCCCTGCTTTGCCTGTTGGAGCCATAGAGGTTAAGTTTAATTTTGAAATGTTATCAGGCGCCGATGGTGGCATTACGGTTAAATTTCAACAGACAGGCTCCATTACAAAAGTCTTGCAAATTTTTCAACGTGAGCTTGGTCGACAAAGCGCAATAGCCACAATATTTGATATGTCAACAACCCCACCAACGCTAGCCACTGATGCTACATTACAAAATGAATACATCTTACTAGAGTGGTTCTAATTCCTAGGAGAATGAGCAAATTATAGTTGTTCATTCTCCTAGTCTTTCATGCTTATTTTTTGCGGCTCGGCTCAATGACAGGCTTGAGTTAATTAAGCTGAGTGAGCCATTGTATAAATTAGTCAATAAACCTATAGCG